CTTAATCTGCAACTCTTGTTGCTGCATCTGGATGAGCGGATCTTGTTGTTGCTGTTGAGCCTTCTGCTGTTGAGCTTCTTGCATGTGTTGCTGTAACAATTGTTGAGAAGCTTGTGCAGCCATCTGAGAAACTCTGACTTCCATCTCTGGAGACATTTCAACTTCATCCTGCTCCTCGTTGTATGGAGGAAGAGTCTGACCCATAGTTTGCTCGATCTGCTTGCGGTACTCCATACCAAGATGCTCATATATGTGAGCCATCATTGCAGCTTGCAATGCTTGAGCCATTTGCGGATTCATACCAACAATTGCTTGCACTTTTGGATCTTGCATTGCTGACATGTGAACAGCAATGTGTGCTTGGTGATCTTGATAGATAAACGCTTTGGCTGGTTTGTTACGGAGAATATTCATGTTCTCTGTGACTGGGTCACGAGGTTTCATATCTTCTTGTACAGGCACTAACTTCTGATAGTTTCTAATACCTAACACATCTAACATCTGACGATGCAAGACAGGTAAGTCATAGATCTGTGGTGCTGTCTGAGCTAGTTGTAGAGCCGCTTGATACTGAACAACCTTCTGAGCCATAGTAGCTGCATTAGGATCAGATACAGGCACGACGTCCACATTGTCGTAGTCACTTTGTTTAACAGCGCGGTCACCTGATTCTGGGTCGTACGGATATTCAGGTGGAGTGAAATCACGAATGATCTCTTTCAACAACCTAAACTCTTGACGCATTGCATAGTGAATACGTGCCTGTATAGCAGACATTGTTTTCAACTGCCGCTCAAGGATAGCTAACGTTGTACCGACAGGAGCTTGTGCGCTCATGTCTGACGTGTTCAAGTCAACAGTACCAGCGAATCTGCGACCATCTTCAATGATCTGATTCATCAGCGATGCTAGAACTTGGCTTGGCTCCTTATAGGGGAGGGGCATGATGTTGTCACGCATTGTTCCGCTTGGGACGTCCATGTCCCGGAACTCCCCCGGTGAGATAGGTGTATCGTCACCCTTGGAACGTAACCCGCGAGTTTTAAAACCGCCGGGCAAGTTCGACAAAGTACCCGCGTCAACAAGTTGGCGAAGGATAGAAGTGCCTGACTTAGCAAAAGCACCAATGAGATGGATAAGGCCAAAAGCGTAAAAGCCAAAACCCGGTATGTACGGATAATGAACAAAATGCTGGCGTTTCTGGTGTGTGTCATCTTCAGGTTTCCAGTTGCGTCTAATAGATAGAACTTCTCCTGTTGCCTTCTCTATAGTGACAACATAAGGTAGAGCAATTCCTGTCTCTTTACCCTTCTCGTCCTTGTGCTCATAGCCGGGAAGATCTATATCCACATGCATCTCAAGTAGCTTGTATCTATTGTCTTCAGTAGCCCTAAAGCCAAGCTTCTCAGCAATCTTTTTCTCAACTTCATCCATGACATTCATGGGAGAGCCTAGATCTATCTTGCGGTAGAACCCAGCATGCTGAAGCATTTTTACTTCGTTCTCGGTTTTGCGCATGACGTGAGTAACACGTTCTGCTGTCTCTAGGCTAGACGCGCCGTATGGAACAACCAAGTCTTCAGCAGGGACAAACATAGCTGCTGGTCTATCTGTCTGAAGATCGACGTATACTTTCTTGAACGCGTTGCCAGCGAGACCCAGACCCCACAGCATACGCTCGTGTTCAGGTCTGTATTCGACCATCTCTTCGGTCAAGCGGTAGTTCATGTCCTCTTGGACACGTTCTGCCGCTTTCTTTTTCTCTGGTGTTTCTTTACCAATGATTTTCGCTTTGACAGGACCCGCTGCTGGGAACGTCTCCATCATTGTTTCTGCTTGAAACTTAACTACGGACTCAGTTAACAGTGGGTGATACACACCACATGCGCCGGGCCAAGGTTCTGTACGATCTTCGAGCTTCATACCGAGTAGCTCAAGACCATCTACATAAGTCTGTACCCAATCTTTGCGTGATGAGACATCTGTATCAAACTCACCAATAAGATCACCTGAAACAGTTGCAAGTTCACCTTCTGTCATCTCTTCAGCAAGGTTCTTCTCAAACTCATCTTCGTCCTCTTCCTTCACCATCTCTAAAGTGAAGTCTTCAGTACTGATGCGCACTGCTTCTGGATCTTCAATCTCTATCTCAATAGGCTCTTCTTGCTCACTCAACTGATCTAGTCCTTGAGGTGCTTGATAGAAAGATTTATCCATGTTTGTTGCCATGATGTGTCCTTAATAGTACGCAGCTTTTTTGCGATATTTGCGCAGGAAATTATCTTCCGGTTCGTCGGAATCTAGGCGGATGAATCCGCCCTGCCTGAATCTTAACAGTGCTAGGGTAGTTGAGTCCACCAAGTCGTCATTGGTGCCCGCTGGGAAATCGTTGCATTCTTCGATCACTTCTTTTGCCCACCTGCGGTCTGGTGCGTATACCACACCTCCCTCAAAGAGGGATGACACCGCATTCACGCGGGCGATCTTGTCTTGTCCCTTACCGGGAGTGAACTCCCCAACAGGTATGCCCATCCGTCTAAACTCCTGATAGAGAACCGATCCGTTGGATTTCTTCTCAACCATGAACGCGTCTGGTTCCCACTCCCTGTACTCTTCTAGCACAAGTTTCTTCAAGTCTGGGTACTCCAACCTCTTCTTAATAGCGTTCAACAAAATGATGGCGTAATTATTCGTCTCCTCGTTAAAGAAGACTCCCCATGTAGTTAAGGCGTTATAGTCAGCACGGGTGTTAGCCTCTTGAGCCGCGTCGAGTGACATGATCGTAAACTCGCATTGAGGAGGATCATCCTTTTCCCAAATTCTCCACCACTCTCTCTTTATTAGAGCACCCTCTTCTGAGGTGGGTTTCTGCATGTACTGGGCATTCCAGTAGCGAATGTCGATTGCCGCCTTCTTTGCCAACAACTCGTTGACATCCCAGAACTCAGGCCACAGTGCTTCCCCGTCATCTTTAATAGCAGGGAACTCCACGACCTCCCAAGGATCTACATCCTCGTTGCGCTCCATCTGGTTGACGATCATGCCCGTTAAGTCCAGTTTAGACCAACGTGTCATCACTACAATAATGGCACCGCCCGGCATAAGACGCTGAAGAGGGCCAGACTGGAACCACTCCCAAGCAGGAAGAAAAACATCGGGCCTTCCGGTTTTAGCTTCTTGCTCGGAGTGAGGGTCATCAATAATAAACAGGTCAGCTCCGCGCCCAGCAAGAGCACCACCCACACCAATAGCAAAGTATTCTCCATTGAAGTTTGTCCCCCATCGTGATGCCGACTTCGAGTCAGCTTGCAGTTCTACCTGCGGAAATATGTCCCGATAATTTTCCGATCCAACGAGGTTACGCACACGACGCCCAAACTGAACAGCCAGATCCGCCGTGTGAGACGACATGATGATTTTCTTCTGTGGAAACTTACCCAAGAACCACGCAGGAGCGAGGTAGGATATAAGTTCTGACTTACCATGGCGCGGAGCGATATTAACGATGACACGTTTTTTCTTACCGTTAGCGATATCTTCAAAAATTTGAGCCAATTTGAGATGGTGCGGCCCCACCTTATAGCCCGGATATACATGTTTAACGAAGTCAAGAAAGCTCTCCTTACTCAAATTTTGGGTTATTTGGGCATCGTACGTCTTCAAAAGCTCAAGAGTGCGCCTTTTCTGCTTGTCAGGCATGTTGGGAAGCGCCTGTCGGAGCTTAAATAGCTGTTCAGGCGTCAGTTTTGGGCTCATTACGCACTATTTCTCTAGCTTCGACGTCGATTACCTTACTTTCTAGGCTATTTAGAGTCAGTAATAGCTCATCTTCCACCTCTTCGGCAGTCATAACCTTGTGGGTGACCTCAGTTCGCTTCTTAAATGCGTCCACACCGTCAATTTCCCCTAGTTTTCCTAGGGCAGCGACACGAATCTTTGGGTCTCGGGCATTTTCTATCTCTGCAACAAGTTTATTTACCACATACATCTTCAGATCAGACAGCTCCTCTACGATGGAGACGTTCATCTGAGCCACCATACCAGCCAACATAGCTAGTGTCTCATTAGGATACTTGGCGTAATCTGGTTTGAACTGGGGATTGTTAATCATCTCTCGCGCTAGAGCTTTGGCTTCATCCGCATTTGCTTGGGTAGGGGAGAGTTCCTGACCAGTCAGGTCAGACATTAGCTTGATGACGTTAGCCCGCATCTGCAACTCTTGTTCTGCAGATAGATCCGGGAATGCATCCTTGGCATTCTCTGGTAGAGGAATGTTCTCCTCGATGGGCGGTACTAGCATTGTCATGTCGGGGTATTCCGTTTTTCCGACTATATCACTTTTCAGAATTTTTTGTAAAAAATTTTTTTACATATACGAAATAAAAGACAAGGGGGGTGTTTCTAACTTTTGAAAAATTGTAGAGTTATTTGTGTTCATTATGGGGTATGGGGTATGAGGGGGGACCCATTGAGCCGTTTGGGGGGTGGGGTGCGCCCATTCCCCTACCAAACTTTACTTATAGCCCCTGTCACCATATACTAGAGTCATACACAGCAGATCGGTTGTGTATGTTTGTTTAACTCTTAGGGAGATCGCTATGTATACAGTAGCAGTGTGGTGTGATGGCTTGCAAGCCACTCACAAGTCTTGGACTCTGGCTGATGCCAAAGGTTGGTTGTATGCGTATCCTAACAAGGATGTGTTTGCAAAGATTACCGATGTATTCGGTCGGCGTGTTGCGGTGCGTTACTACCGCTAAACCTCGGGGGGCGAAAGCCCCCCATCTTAAGGAGATTGATATGGAAGTACGTCTTGTGCGTGGGTTCATCCAAGCAATGACTTGGATGCTGTTCGGTATGCTGTTGATGGCTCATCTCTACTGCCATGACCTTGGTATCACATCAGGTCCGATGTATGTAGGTTGGGACACAACTGCAATAGTAGGTGTTTGCTTGCTACTGTTCCAAGTGTTGCTACGCTTTGACCCGTCATTCAAAGATGACAACAGGTCAACGTAACATCTGGCGTGCCCATGTGTGGCACGCTACAAGGGAGGCGCTGTATCAGCGTCGCCCCTTCTCTGAACTACCTAGCCGCTACGAATTCTTTCGTAAGGCTAAGGAACAAGTGCAACGTGCTACGTTCTGCGCCAAGATAGATGGCGAAGACTACAGCAGAGTGCGCTGAACCAAGCCAGCCTTCGGGCTGGCTTTTATTTTGTCTATTGTTTACGCACTACTAAGTACTCTCGTGCGAGTGATACCAGTTCTTTTCGTCGGGCGCAAGTCTGGCGCGCGTGGCGAGCGTCTGGCTATATAACGCCCCATTCCCCCGTGAAACTTTACTTAAAGCCCCACGCCCCGTATACTGGTTCTATCAGATAAGAAACCTCTTACTGATATTTCGTAATCGTTCATTTTTATGGAGATTGAACACCATGGCAACTACAAAGCCCAAGTCTGCTAAGACTCAAACTAGCACCTCACCCGTAGCAGACGCTATGCTCAACAACTCTTTTGCCTCATTCAAAGATGGTGCTTACCAGCAAGCGGGAGCGGATTCAACCCTTGAATCGTTTGCCCGTTACTGTATTGAGAAAGCGAAAGACTTCCCCAAGGAAATCACTAGCGAGATCAAAGACGAAATATACGAGGGCTATCGTATGCGCTTTGATCACCTCTTCCCTAAGAAGACTTACGCGGTAGTTGACGGGCATTATGTTCGCGCCACGCCAGAGCATATGGATGCGCTCAATGTGGAGAAAATAGAAATAGGCGTCGCGTATGCTTATTCTTACACCTCACAAGAGTTCGGCAAACTGGCTCAAACCCGTCCCGCACTTCACGCACTGGTCAAGATGATCAGGGAGAAATGCGCTACCTATTGCAGTAATCGATTGAGTGATCTCAAACGACGCGCTAATACTATCCTCAATGAGGGTAAGGAAAGAACGCGCACTGCCAATAAGAACTTTGCAGAGTTCGTGGATGAGTGGTTCAAAGATACCGCCCCCACGCGTCTTAAAGGTGCTAAGAATCGTGGAGATTCAACGGCTATCGATAAGAAGTTCAACGAGGCAAAAGTAGCCTTTATGGTCAAGTGGAACGCATAACCACTTAGCCCCACGCCCCACATGGTTCACGCCATGTGGGGCTTTTTTTGTGCCCGTTATTTGATACCAGTTATTTTCGTCGGGCGCGTGACAAGAGCGCGCGTGGTCGATCGCGTTAAATAGTGTCCCACTACCCCGTGAAACTTTACTTAAGAGCCCACATCGACTACAATAGGCACATCAGATAGAAATTCATCTACTGATGATTATCAACTTTTAAGGGGTCAACATGACTACATTCACATCACTGAAGGATCTGGGTTATCAACAAGCCAAGACAGGAGACACTCTCGAATCACAGGCGCAATATGCGATTAACCACATTGTCGGTTTTCCCGCTGATGTGCCTGCTGAAGCAAGGGCTGAACTATATGAAGGGTATCGGATGCGCTGTGCTGACAACAAGCCACCTATCACCTATGCGGTCATTGACGGACACTATGTGATCGCCACTGATGAGCACATCAAGAACAAGAAGGTCGAAAAGATCGAAGTTGGTGTGGCTTATGCGTTTTCCTACACATCACAGGAATTTGGTAAGTTGGCGGGAACTAACCCAGCACTACACGGCTTGGTTAAGAAATGGCGGGATGACGTCATTGATTACTGTTCTAACCGACTGGGCGACCTGAAAAGCAAAGCCAAGAAGATTCTGAACAAGGGTCAGGCATCAACTAGAACTACTCTAGACTTCAGTCAGTCAATGACTAATATATTCACAGCACAGGAGAAATCTGTGAAGGTGAAACAGGCGAAAGGCGACACTACAGCCGATCCCGCAAAATTCAAAATTGCTGTTACAGCGTTTTGGAAAGCCTACAAATAAGTAGGACAGCCCGACTGGATATCCAGTCGGGCTTTTTTTGTGTCTCAAATTTGAGACCAGTTACTTTCGTCGGGCGCGCTGAGTGAGCGTGGCATCAATTCTGAAAACCTTAAATAACGTCCCACGCATGCGTGGGATTGGTTTTCCCAGTCTGTTCCAGTAAAAGTGTTGGAACAAGAAAAAAAGTGGCAACAAGATTCGCCTTATGAATCAATGACTTA